CCTCTGCCGCGAGTCGCAAGCATTACGGCCGCAGTAGGGGCTATGCCTCCAAGCAATTGCATAAGAGCCGCTTCGCCCTTATTAGTCATTTCGTAATTGCCAAGCTTTGTCCTAATTTCAGAGATAACCTCTGGGTAAGGACGGTCGGTTAATTGAGAAACGATAGCCGCCTCGGCTTCATCAGCCGTGTTATAGGTGATTCCCTGTAAGAACTCTCTTACTCTCTGCCCAGACTCATAACCTTCAAGACCTGCTGATTGCGGCTGAGGGTCGTCCTGAGCGGCTATTTCCCACGGCTTTAAGCCTTGGGTATCCATTCCGTTACTCATTTATTAGCTCCCAGCTTGCAGGGTTCTTGTCGTCGCCGCCCAAGTATCTATACTCACCTACAATATCACCTACATTGGTTTTGCTTAGAGCTGTGTAGAAATCTTGCAGGGTAGGCTGGCTGCCAGTGTATCCACGCAATGTTCCATTTTCGTTGAAATACGCATTCATAGCATCACGCTGCCTTGCTGCTACTTCCATCTGGTTGTAGAGCCTTCTCATGCGTCTTGCGTTCTCTTCAGGCTTTAGTAAAGGGTTCCAAGCACGAGAGAGTAACTGCTGTGCTTCTTGCTGCGCGAACTGACCGCCAAGAACGTCTCTTAGGTTCTGCTGAACTACGCCTTCAATTGTCTCTCTAGCTGCAACAGACTCCGGCGCCAAAATGGCTTGTACGATATTTGGAGCGACATTTATAAGCTCTCCGCTGAGCTGTTCTCCGTTTTCTAATTGCCCAAGAACTTGACCAACAGCCGCGAGATTGGTCATTGCCTGAGACCTTCCTACACTGTTCCAGCTGATCCAATCTTTTGCGTAAGCTTCATCAATTTTGTCCCAGCCGACACTCTTCTTATCGCCTTCGATAGTGACGTTAGTATCGCCGCCCCCTATAACTTCAACCTTTCCATCTCTGAGAGAAACACGGGCAGGAGTGTCTGGACCAAGCCTGTAGTCTGCTAGTTCTTCTGGAGTTGCTGGCCTATATTGTGGGCCTTGGCGTCCTTCGTATATTACATTGCCGCTTGTAGGGCTAACTATTTGCCCGTCAACAACAATGCCTTTTTCCGGCTCTTTTTCTTGTAATATGCCGTAAGCCTGACCAGCTTGAATAGTGTTGCCAATCTCTTGCTTCAAAAGATCACCCGCTTCAGTATTTCCCTGCATTGCTTCTTGAGCAAGACGCAAAGCTCTCTGAGTGTGGCGAGTGTCTACGTTGGGGATTCTTCCAAGTATGTTTAATCTATCCTGATAAAGATCAGCAAATCCTTTGTAATCTCCAGATTGCAAAAAAGAGTTGCCCGCTTGAGCGTCGAGGAACATAGTTTTTCGTCGCCTTTCTGCCGCCTCTTCATCTTGCAATAAACGACTGCGAGACATCTCCTCTTCTTCCATTGCGCGCTTCCGAGCAAGCTCATCCTCTTGCATCATCTGCTGACGAAACTGCGGAGCCTGACCGCCTACTGCTGCACCTAGCCCCATTAGGGCTCTTGCTACATCTACCATAGTTGCCTCGGTTATTATCCGCCGGTCATTCCGCCCAGCGCGTTGGCTGCGGCAGCTTGAGGATTAAACATATAAGATTGCTGATTGTAGTTCTGTGGATTAGTAACAAACTGATTCCACCCTCCGCTCAGATTTCCTGTGTAAGTTCCTGCCCCTTGAGGTTGTGTGGCTTGTTGGGTTGGCTGAAACATACCATAACCTGTGCCAGCAGCATAAAGAGCGTTAGTTATAGCTCCTTGATAGTTAGGGACATTTATCTGGGCCTGTGGCACTCCGGCAATATTTGCTGCAATGTTTCCTTGCAGGTTTGCCATGTCAGCACCGTACCCTTGTTGAGCAAGCGCTTCGTTTGTTGCTGCGTTACTGTACTGGTCCATTAACAAATTGCGCTGGCCGCCTAGCATAGTTGAGATATCGCGGCCCTGACCTGCATACACGTTTGCAAGATTTCCCGCTGCTGAGCCGTACTGGTTAGCCAGTAGCTCTCCTGCGCGAGATCTTCCTGCCGCAAGATTGACGCCAAGATTGCCTATTGTTTGAGCCGCTGGCAAACCAAATTGCGCGTTCTGAGCTGCAAGCTGGCTGCCAAGGTCCATTCGGGCTCCAAGCTGCTGAGTCCCAAGGTTAGTTGCAATATTTGACATTGTGCCAGCTGCGTTCTGTCCCGCAGATGTTAGGCCGCTAAGATTTGCTATTTGATTTTGCAATCCTTGTGACGCAAGACCCTGACCAAATCTTTGCAGTTCTTTTTGAACATTGCCGCCACCAAGTCCACCGGTAGCCGCTGATCCTGCTAAGTTAGCTCGCATACCTTGTTCACGCAGGAAAGCCATCTGCGGTGACTCTTGGTACGCTTGATTGAATGCGTCCTGCCCTAGAGCACCTGATAACGCTAACTGCTGTTGAAGCGCTGTTTCTCCTGCCTGCTGGTATGGCTGCATGAAACCAGATGCTGATTCTGATGCCGTCTGAAGCTGCTCTAAACCTGTTCCGTATTGTTGCGCTAGATCACCTCTACTTGTGCGATTGAGGATATCAAGCATATCAATGGCGCCAAGTGCCCCTCCCTTGAGAGCCATTTCAGAGCCGCGAAGTCCTGTAGGTATTTCGCTGCCAGTCGCGTACTGCGTAGTGGCCATTGCTGGCAACGGAGTAGTCGGTGTTGCATACGTAGGAGTGGCCGGCGTAGGCGTAACGGGTGTAGGAGTTACAGGTGTAGGCGTGACCGGTGTAGGCGCTTCAGGGTCTACATTAATTGGCGCTTCAGGTTCTGGAGTAAAAGTAATAGGCAAACCAGCCTGAGCCTCTGCTATCTGGGCAGGGGTAAAACCTAGCTCTTGCGTAAGGTTGCGCTCTACGATTTCTGGAGGCGCGCTAAAATACTCTGAAACATCGCCAGTGCTTGCAACGCCTTTTTGTATTAGGTCTTGGACCCTTTCTACTTGAGGCGCAGTTAACGTATTATTCGTATAAACATTCGGGGGAATGTCTGTCAGGCTTTGAATAATTAATGATTTTTCAACGCCAAAATATTGGGCAACGTCATTAACGTCAACCTCTCCAGCATTTAATAGATCCTTAACTCGATCAACCGTTTCTACAGAATAATCTTTGCTTTTGGGTAAGCCGTTTAGTTTTGCAATACTCATGGTTGCTCGCCTCCCATCATGCCAATCGCTCTAGCTACTTGCTCACGAGAGAATCCACCAGTAGCAATGCCTTGTGTGGCTTGGCCTTCTGTAGCTGGCTTTAGAGGGCGCCCTTCTTCTCTACCGTAATTATCATAATGCCACTTTGCATAACCTTCGGCAGTTTTAAATTGCGGGTCCCCACCTGCAAGAAGCTGGGATTTCTTGGAGTTATAGTCGGTAAGCACATCGGGGTTAGCCGATAGATATTGTTGAGCGGTGTTTGCGTCCCAATCCATTACGCCTGAATTAGAAAATTCAATTTGCCCAAACGGTTGGAACTGTAGCGGCTGCGGGTTAGTTAGCCCTGTTAGCTGTGAGTAGTCCATGGGGACGCTCTGAGCTTGCAGGTTGCCGTAGTTAATCGGATCGCCAAGGATAGCTGAGCGTTGCCCCATTAAGCCTGCTAGTAGCGCTTGCTGGGCCATGTAATCGCCAGTCTGCATTGTATCAATCATTGGACGTAAAGTTTGTCCTGCCAAGGCAAGATTTTGATTCATGCCTTGCTGACGGATGTTTTGGGCAGCTTGATAAGCAGGCAGCATAGACTCAGTCGCGCGCTGACCATATTGCTTGATCATGCCGATTTCGTTTGCCCGATTCTCCGCAGACTGCTTTGCTAATTTTTCGTTAGCCTTGTTCTGCATATAGGAGCCGACCAAGCTTGCTCCACCGCCAATTAATGCACCAGTTACTGGATCCATTATGATACCCTGCTTAATTTCTTCAATTTTAACATATTTTGCTGGTTAAACCGCTATCCAGCCCTGTTTGGTATTGCCGCCGATGTCAGGCAGCATTTTTCTGTATTCTATCGATCCCGTAGTTCCGGTCGAGTCAATGTAAAGGCTGTACTGCCTAGCCTCTACTACGCCCTCTGGTGACCCACTTCCGACTATCGGGATGCTCAAACTTGCGTCCTGAGTGAACTGCCTGAAGGGCTGCGCCATGGTCCCATCGGGTTCTACGATAGGCTGCGCGACGTTGAGTCTTGGGCTTGTCACTTGTCTCCACCAATAATGTTCGCCGTTAGCTGAATGATCACAGGTTTAACCGCATCAGTTAGCGTGAAGCGGAATACTTCAAATCTTGCTGCTCGCCCGTTACGACGCCAGATAGCACGACGGGTATACTCACCGATCTTGCCTATGCTGCGCGCAATAGGGCCGCTCCATGTCTTGCCGTCCTTGGACCGCTCTAGCGTAATCTGCGGATCTATTACCGCCTCATTACCTACGCCAGACTCTACTGTGAGCTCTAGGCTGGGAAAGAAGACGGACTGCATATTGTTTTGGAAGGGCTGGGTAGCCACTCGCCTTATAATCGGGTTATCGTATTCTGTGTAGACATCTGAATCTAATATGCCGATGCGGCCGTCAATGATGTCACCACACAAAATCACGTTGTACGCCTTGACGATAGAAGCGACCCTGAGAGCTCCTAGAGAGCCTTCTAGGAATGATTTACGCTCATGCCATCGTTTGCTAGTCGTGTCGTATACAAGCGTCGTAGAGGGCAGAGAGAAGCCGATAAAGTAGGCCCCTTTGTTCGCGTATGCCCATGAGTATATAGATCTGACCTGCGCGTCTGTTAACCCGCTCAGCAACGAGTCAATTGCAGTTGTCGAAATTTTGACAGTGCTGTTGCCGCTGAGCGCCCAGATCGCTGGCGACTCGTTCTCACCCCCGCCGACCCACATGAACGTATCCTGAGCATTGACTAGCGAG